ACTCGTCTGGAGAGCCATCTGATTTACTCACTTCCTCTGCCCTAGTTTTCATAACAGTATCTCCTAGAGTAGGGTTGCCAGACTTGTCTTTTAAGTTATTGCCATAGTCGAGTCCGTAACCGTCGTAGCCCCAATAGTTTTTGAAAGGCACGAAAGTTAATTTATCTGCGGACCTGTTCATATAGTTGCCATTTTTTTGGTCTTTGGTTTCTATGCTTGATTGTATGACATGACTCCCAACTAAAAGTCTTCCATAGCCTACGAAAACTGGTCCGCCTTCTCTTACTGTATTGGCGGGGCCAGTAAATAAGTAAGACGGACGCCCACCGCCTTCTATTTGTCTAAAATCTTCAAACTCTGGCATGGGTGTAAGCAGGTTAGCTATACCTGCTGCCATAAGGCCAATACCCGCCATAAGCAAAGCCGCGCCCATGGGGCCAGCTACAAAAAAACTTGCCACTACTAAAACCGCGCCTATTATAGTAGTAAACACATCACCAAAACTATCTCCAGCACCTTCAATAATAGGAATAACATCAATAGTTTCTAAGTCTCTTTTCAAGACTAACTCAGAGTGTTCCACGCCTTCTAGTTCATTAATATTTTTGGAAGTATCGTGGACAAAATCTTTACCGTTTATGAGAACTCTATATTTAATATTTTTCTTATCATTCTCAATCAAGTTTGTATAAAGTTTTTTAGTCTGCTCTTGCACAGCTTTCATGGCCTCACTAACAGAATTTACGGAGAGTTTCCAGATTTCTCTACCGATAGCTTTGCCTAGCTCCCCGTGAAATTTTATAGTTGTTAGTTTGTCATCCATTGTTATATCTATACACTTGAGTTAAATTGTTAAAATATCCATCAATCTCTTCACAATTAGGTCTTCTGCCTATCTTGTGATGAAGAAAATTATTTTTTGAAATATATACGCCAAAGTGATCCACATTATCTTTTATAGAAAAACATAAAATGTCGCCTTGTTTTAAATCTTCTATTGTGTTAAAAGAAACTTTTATTAAATTTTTTTCATTTAGGTCAAATGTCTCCTCGACAAAACTTTTTGATTTAGTACGCCATTTAGAATCTCTATTATTTAAAGATTTAGGCAGTAGCAGATTATATCCAACTGATTTATTTAAGTAGTCCTGCACTAAAGATATGCAGTCAGATTCTCCCCACTTAAATTTTTTTTCTAAAATTTCTATTTTTTCATGTTTATGTCTAAAGACTTTAAAAGTATCAGAAGTTAAATCATACAAAACAAAGTCTATTTTATGTTTGAGACTGTCTTCTTTATCTTTGAGAGAAAAATCTGGATTACCATTTGTGTGAGAATGATAAATAGCTTTTATTTGCCCGAGATTAGAAGTTTTAAAATAATCTAAAGTGTCAACAGAGAAAGAAATATTTTTTTCCTTAGCTATGTTTCTGGCTTTTTTAGTTTTTACTAGGCCGGTGTCTTCGTCTGAATATAAAAAACCGCAACATTCTTTAGGAGTGTCTTCCAAAGCGTGATTTTTGATAAATTCACGATTTTCTTTATCTAAAATCATCTTGCGTTTTGTTCTAGTTTAGTAGCATTAGGAAACCCGCCAAACTGAAGCTCCCCTTTTTTAAAGTCTTCACTTTCTCCTATGACGACAGAGCCTTGTGTGCCCCATCTTTTTCTGCACCCCTGTAGAGTTTTAGAGCATAGATCTGCTATCCAAAAATCAGGGTTAGGAGGAGAGTACTCAGTATTTTCTGTGGCTGGGATATCAACTTTTGCAACAAAGTAATATCTAATACCGTTCTTCTCCATATAGATGTAGTCTCCAGATTCATAAAAAGCTTTGCTGGAGTATCTTCCTTTAAATACAAGCTCAGAAACTCCTATCATATCTTTTATGTTTTGGTCATTTATTGTAGCTACAGGGGGCGCATCTTCCGGCAAAGTTAAATCTGTTCTCCTAATACCGCATTTTTTATATACGTGGTCAGCTAAAGATTGAGCAGAGTTTCCATCGCCTTCATAGAAACAACCGCAGCCTCTGTAAGTAAAACCACACTTAGAAGCCGTAACAACCCTTCTAGGCAGCTTTACTCCCTCTACATCTAACGAAGAGCTTAGTTCATAGTTAATAGAGTTTTTATCTTCGCTAGCTTTTCTTTCTACAAAGAAGACGTCCCTAGGTAATTCTGCATAAGGGTCTGGTTCGTACTCTTCTGGAAAATTTGAAGCATATATGCCTCTTTGTGAATCTGGGCTAGAGATATCAGAAAAATTATTTTTATCTAAAAATTTAGCAAAAGTTCTTATCCTCGTTACTTTAGCGCCTACTATATCTCCATACTTTCTAATAACTCTTCTTATAATAGATAGAGCTTCTATGCCTTCTTCTGTTTGAGAGGTAAGGCTTAAGGTAGGGCTGGGCAAAACGCCGCGAGAGGTTATTTCAAAACCTTCTGCCATAATTGGTGCAGGGAAAAAAGTTTTGCCTTGCCAAATTATGTAAGAGTTAAACACTTTTATATTATTATGAAATCTTAAAATATTTTCTTTACCTTGTTCAAAATTAGGAAAGAGACCTATTTCATTAGAGTCTTTTACTAGGCTAGAATTTATAGACTGAACTACATTTGTAAAGTCTATCTCAAAAAGAGTCATTAAAGACGAAGGTGTTAAGTTCGTCAATTCATGCATCAAAGACTTAATTGACTTCTTTGCCTGCTCTTTATCTACTATATCGTAACTACCTTCGGGCATTGTGTTTAAGTATTAGTTTGTTCGAAGTCTGCAGTAATAGTATAATTGTTATAAAATACAAACTCACTCGTCCAGCTTTTACAAACAAACATTTTTCTGTAGCCCGCCGAAACTAAATCGTTGTGAGGTTCTGGCAAATCTTCAAAGATAAAAGATTCAACAGCTTTTCTTGATTTAAGAAAATGATTTATCGCCCTAGCTTCTTTTATGTCCCTATGTTCAAATTTAACATTTATGGTTATTAGGTCGTTAAATATGCCATCTTGAAACCTTTGTTCGTAGCCGTTACCAAAAACAACCGAGTTTACTCTTGGTTTATGATTTGCTTGTAAATTATATGATGGAGACCAAATAAATTTTGATTTTGTAGAACCGTTTAGGTTTGTGAGG